AAAAAATAGCCCCGGAGGGACAAAAGGTGGGATGTTTCATGATCAACTTCGTTTAAAACTAGGCTGAAAGGTGGTGAGAAGTGTGGCATCCCAGCCAAGAAGTAGTAACAAAAAGTCTGGGCCCCGCCGTCCACCAGCCTCTACGCCTGAAGGTAGAGAGAATCAACTCATCGCAGCGGCCGTAGATCTCGCGGAACGGCAACTGCAAGACGGTACCGCATCCGCGCAAGTGATTTCTCACTACCTGAAGCTCGGTTCTTCCCGCGAACAACTCGAGCAAGCCAAGCTGCGAGCCGAGAACGAGCTATTGGAAGCCCGAAGAGAGGCAATGGCTTCGGCAGCACGCGTTGAAGAGTTGTATGGCAAGGCAATCAACGCCATGCGACGCTACAACGGCCAAGATCCACTCGATGACTTGGATGGAGGTGACTAATGTTCATCCTGGGCCTTGTCCTGTTCTTGATTGGACTGTTTGCGGGCATCCCGATCCTTTTCTGGATCGGTATCGTGCTCATGATCGCTGGAGCGTTCTTCTGGTTCGGTCCAGTTGGCGGTCCACGCGAGACGCGACGTCGTTATTACTAGCAGGAGGCGTGCTATGACCGTGGAACTGTACACCCAGGACGAAATCGACACGTTATTGGACCAGCAAGCTGCGTCCACGTACACGCAAGACCAAGTCGATGCCTTCCTGGACGATATTCGTAACCAGATTGCGGGGATAACGCCGCAACCGCAACCACCATCGGGGAAAATCCTTGGGTCAGGCGACATGTCTGCGTTCCGAGGATTGAAAATCAGTGGACATCGCACCTACAACGGCTTTGGAGCCCAGCGTCAGTACAATCCGCAAGCCTCATTGGTTCAAGTCAAGGCGGATCTTGCAGCAAGTCGCAAGTCGTACTTCTCGATTGGCAACGGCAATAATAAAGCACACCCCGGTGGACCACAAGACTGGCCGACGATCATCTCAGGACTCCCAGTCGACTCATTCGTTCCCACGGTCAAGGTCGTCCAACAAAACGGAGGCGTCCTGATCCTGCATCACGAGCCAGAAGATGATCCGGGCAATCCGGCGAACTTCAAGATCTGGTTCGGGCTGATGTCGGATTACTATCGCAAGGCAGTTCCAGGTATTCGGATTGGTTTGTGTCTGATGACCTGGACTGGCCGGCAAGGTGGGCCTGGTTTCCCGAAGTGGACGCCAGATCCAACCAAGTTCGACGTGTTTTGTGCCGATGGTTACGCCCATCAGCAGGCAGACACGGTCACTGGTATCTTTGGTGGCGCCCTTGCCTACGCTCGCAGTCTCAAGAAGCCCTTGATGATCTGTGAGACTGGCCAAGAGAACAACGTCGACCAAGTTCCGTTCCTCGGATCGCTTCAGCAGTTCGTCCTTGGCAACTCGGACGTCGAGGGAGCGCTCTATTGGAACGGTGGCAACGGAATTCAGGCCAAGGGTGGACACAACTATCATCTGCAACCAGATGCGCTGGCTGTGTTCGGTCAAATGGCGCAGAGCGGCTCCTTCGCTCAGGCCAAAATAGCGGTATGAGGAAGACCTACTCCGAGCTGAGGCGTCTCGAGACGTTCGAGGAGCGTTTCAGATACCTCAGTCTCGGAGGTCGGGTCGGCATTGCCACGTTCGGTTTCGATCGACACGTCAATCAGTTGTTTTACCGATCTCGAGAATGGCGGCATGTCCGGCATGAAGTGATTGTTCGAGACGACGGTTGGGATCTTGGTGTTCCGGATCATCCAATCAATGGTCAGCTGTTGATCCACCACATGAATCCGGTGGAGTTGCATCAGATCATTGACGGTGACTTAGATCTGCTTGACATCAACGGCCTGATCTGCGTTTCACATCGTACCCACAACGCAATTCACTATGGGGACGAATCGCTACTTCCCCGACCGTATGTCGAGCGCACTCGCGGCGACACAAAACTCTGGTAGGAGGACCGATGATCCAGTACGACCAGCCAATTCAAAACCTGATTGCTGACCTGAGCGCTACCGGTCACGTCACGCACTCGTCCTTCCCAAAGTACTCGGTGACTGTTCACCATAATGGTGGCGTTCGCAACACTCACAACGATGTGCTGAACACTTGGCGTACTCGAGAGGCTTCGGCTCACTTCGACATCGACGTCGACGGCTCTGTTGCGCAGTACGTTGAGGTGAACGAGTACGCATGGGCCACCGGCAACACCGACGCCAACGAGCATTCGATCTCAATCGAGCACGCTGACGTCGACACCAACTGGACGATCTCCGAGGCGACGTTGAATTCCTCGGCCCGACTGATCGGCTGGCTGTTTGCCCATTACATCGCAGGAACACCGCGTCCTTCGACCAATAACGTCTTCCCACACCAGCATTGGTACGCCACGGCATGTCCTGGTCCAGACATGATGAAGAAGTTGGGCGTGCTCATCCTCAAGGCCGGTCAATGGTACGACTACTTCAAGAGTGGACACCCGCAGACCAAGGTACAAATCCTGCAGCAGGCGCTCAAAACCTCGCAGGACGGCGTCTGGGGCCCGGCAACCGACATGGGTGCGATGGGCATGCGGAACTGCGCTTCGCTCACCACCAACAGCAAGAAGATCGGCGACTTCAACGTCCAAGCCGTGCAGCATATTCTTGGCAATTCGGAGACGCCACTCTGGAAGCCGGAGGATCAGACCGACATGGCCAATTGGGTCGGCATCGTGCAAGGCGCCGTGCTCAGCGTCAAGCCGGACAAGGTTTGGGGACCAGTGACCGACGAAGCGTTCATGGCTCTGAGAGCCGCTAACCTGAGAAAGTAGGGAGGAGGCCCAGGTGGCTAGTGCGAGCATTCTCACAAGCACGAAGAAGGTTCTGGGCGTTGCTGAAGCGAATACAGATTTCGATGTTGACATCTTGATGCACATCAACTCTGCTCTTGCCACGCTCAACCAAATCGGGATCGGTCCAGATGCTGGACTAATGATCGAGGATGACTCGAAAACCTGGGAAGACTTTCTCGGAGCCGACCCACGTCTGAACTTAGCTCAGCAGTACGTATATTTGCGGACTCGAGTTCTCTTCGATCCGCCAACTTCATCCTGGCATGCCATCAACTCGATCAACTCGATGATTGACGAACTGTACTGGCGTCTCAGCATCAAACGCGAAGGGGAGTCTTGGACTGATCCGACTCCAGCTGTTGTTCCCGAACTGGAAACTTTGATTGTAGTTCCAGTCAACGACCTTTGGGGTAGTGGAGGAATCTAGTGACAACCCTGACCAAGAAGACACGTGCCGAATGGGCGGCTTCGAATCCTGTTCTCGCTGATGACGAGATCGGGTACGAGAAAGACGGCTATCGGATGAAGGTTGGCGACGGCGTCACTGCCTATGCTGACCTTCCATTCGCCTGGTTGGCGACGGTTATTCCGGGTGCCAACATCAAGGGCGATCCGGGAGACCCAGGTGCTGATGGTGCTCAAGGTCCTCCTGGAGCAGATGGTGCGAACGGTGGGGCTGAGATTGCTCAGGTAATCAACTCCACTGGATACACTGTTACAGCCGCTTGGGCCACAATTCCTGGTTTCCAGGTTGTGGTTCCGGCAAACAGTGGGGGTGTTGAAGTTGGATTGGTTGCTGGGATCCTGTGCAACATCGTCACAGGTACAAACCCTGCCAACACGGAATTCGTGCTCGAGGCCAGACTCGTCGACGAACTGGGGGCGTACGTAGACTACGCTCAGTATCGAATTCGGTCGTCAGCGGCGACTGCTCAGACTTGGGTGACCAAATTACATCTGGGAAACTCGGTCGCCAACAAGACGATTCCCAAGACGTACTCGATTCAAATGCAAATGGCAAACGTTGGCACCGCGGGAGCTGCTGCCGGCATGTTCGCAAGCGCTCAGGGCTTTGTCAACCCGTCGCTTCGCGCGATCCGCCGGTGAGCCTGTACCGCAAGGGCATTCGTACTGAACACACATCTGGAACAGCTGGTACGTCTGGTGAGATGGCTGTCTGGACGTACAACACAGGTGAGCTTTGGGACAGCACCTCGAGGTTGGTTGTCGCGCTTCACGGCCATGGCGGTGATGCTACACAATTCAACCAGAACGTGGGTTCCGGAGCCGGTGCAATGGCCCTTGCTCGAACCGGTCGCTATGTTGTTGTCGGAATCGATGCAAACGGACCAACTTCTTGGAGCAAGCCCTCGGTGATGACAGCTATCGCTGCGGCGATCACAGCTGCCAATGCTCGTGGGGTCTCAACTGCGAAGTATGGTCTGCTTGGTTGGTCGATGGGTGGTCTCGAGGTTGCCAATCGAATCAAACGAGACTACTCGAAGATCGCAGCAGCTTGGACGTGGGCACCAGCGATCGACTTGGACTACGTGTATTCCACCGCTGGACACGTACCGATCGCCAACAACGCAACATGGACTTCCGAAGTCAACACGGCTTTCGGATCCTATGCGGCAACTGCTGGCTATCGGGTCCATGACGAGCCCGCGTCCTACCACGGTCTCGGAGTTCCCTGGAAGATCTGTCACGCTACAAATGACAGTGTGATTCCGCAATCTATCTCCACGAGTTTCGTGGCGGCAGTGAATGACCCGGACGTTACCATGCGTACTCCGGACATTGTCGGTGATCATGCGGGTCTTTTCCAGTACATCCCAGACGACGAGATCGTGGCTCACTTCGACAATGGGAATTGGTGAGGAGGTGACAATGAGTACGCTTGACGACGTCCTTGCTCACCACGGCATCAAGGGGATGAAGTGGGGCGTCCGTCGCAAGCGCGGATCCGACGGAAAGGTTGATCAGTCCCACGACTCTGCTCTAGCTGATGCGCACAAAGCCAAAGTTCATGCGACTGGCGGCGTGCACAGTCTGTCCAATCAAGAGCTGCAACACCTCGTCAACCGGATGAATCTCGAGCAGCAGTATTCGAAGCTCTCCGGAAATTCAGGACACAAAGCCAAAGTTGCCAAAGGCAAAAAGGCTGGTAAAGCTGTTCTCGCCACCGCAAAGACTGGGCAAGAAGTTTACAATCTTGTCAACAGTCCTTTCGGTAAGACTCTTCGAAAGGCGCTGGTCAAATGACGGATCTTGCGGACGCGCCCGCGAGCGATGGCGTCATGATCGCGTTCTTGCCAACGACGACGGATTGGTGCAAGATCGATCTTCCGCACATGACTTTGGTCTACGCGGGTACTAAGAGCGATTTGTCACCGACCGCCTTCAGTGACTTGGCAAAGGATGCAGCTGCGCTCGCTTCGTTGAGTCGACCGTTCTATCTCAGAAACTTAGGGGTCGAACAATTCGGCCCTCCTGAGGATCGAGTGAACGCGTTCAATCTCCAGGCCACGACAGAACTGTGGGCCATGCGTCGATTTGTGGAGAAGTGGAACAAGAGTGAATACCCGTTCAACCCACACGTCACAATTGGTCCAGTCACTCCTTTCGTGGACAACGCACCAGGGGCAATCGGTTTCGATCGAGTTTATCTCGGTTGGGGCGACGATAGTCTTACCTTCTGGTTACGAGGGGCGGGTTATTGAGATGCTTATCGAAGAATTCGCCGAGCTCATCATCAACCACGAGAACCGCATCAGGCGGCTCGAGAAAAGGGAGGGTTACATCGTGGGATCTCTTCAGGAAGTACAAGACCAGGTTACCGCACTGGTCCATGAGGACGGAGTCGTCGTCTCCGCTCTCAATGACCTCAAGGCCAAGGTCGACGCTGGCGGCAACGTCACTTCGGCAGACCTCGATGGTCTGAGGGACTCGCTTGCGGCCGAGGTGTCCAAGCTTTCCGACGCGGTCAACTCGACCGATCCGGGAGTCGACCAGCCGGATTCCGGTCCGGTCAATGTTTCGCCGAACCCGTCGACTCAGCCTGACGCTGGTACCGACACGCCGACGGACACCACAGCTCCGTCCGACGCGCCGACCACTACGCCGGCTGCTCCGGATGCAGGTCCGACCGACATGACTGGACCAGCTAGCTGAGGCCAAGATGAAGGGAGTTGTCGATGAGCCTATCTAATCGTGCGGTTCCACGGTACTACGGACAGTTCCGTGACGCAGTGCTTCGCGGAGACGTCCCGGTCAACCGGGAAATCTCTATGGAGATGAATCGTATCGACGCGCTCATCGACAACCCCAACATCTACTACGACGATCAAGCTGTTGAAGGCTTCATCCTTTACTGCGAGGAAGAACTCACACTAACGGATGGAAGTGATCTACATCTGTTGCCTTCGTTCAAGCTGTGGGCCGAGCAGATTTTCGGGTGGTACTACTTCGTCGAACGAAGCGTATACGAACCAACGCCAGACAATCATGGTGGTCGTTATGTCCGTAAGACCGTCAAGAAACGTCTGACGACCAAGCAGTATCTCATCGTCGCTCGAGGTGCAGCCAAGTCGATGTATGCCTCCTGCATTCAGAATTACTTTCTGACTGTGGACACGTCGACGACGCATCAGATCACTACTGCTCCGACGATGAAACAAGCTGAAGAGGTCATGTCGCCAATTCGTACGGCGATCACGCGCTCGCGCGGGCCTCTCTATCAGTTCCTCACTGAGGGATCGATGCAAAACACGACGGGCTCCAAGGCCAATCGTGTCAAACTAGCGTCGACAAAGAAAGGCATCGAGAACTTTCTCACGGGATCCATCCTTGAGATCCGTCCGATGTCGATTAACAAGCTTCAGGGGCTTCGACCCAAGGTCTCTACGATTGACGAGTGGTTGTCTGGCGATCTCCGAGAGGACGTAGTCGGTGCTGTTGAACAGGGAGCATCGAAACTAGACGACTGGCTCATCGTAGCGATCAGCTCTGAGGGCACTGTTCGTAACGGTTCGGGCGACACAATCAAAATGGAACTAGCTGACATCCTTAAGGGTGAGTACGTTGCGCCCCACATCTCGATCTGGCACTACAAGTTGGATGAGATCGAGGAAGTTGGCGATCCTGCGATGTGGTTGAAGGCCAATCCTAACCTGGGAGCGACCATCACCTACGAGACTTACCATCTCGATGTCGAACGAGCCGAAAAAGCGCCAGCGTCACGCAATGACATCCTGGCAAAGCGGTTCGGAATTCCGATGGAGGGTTACACGTACTTCTTCACGTACGAGGAAACCCTTGTTCATCCGCACCGAGAGTTCTGGAAGTTACCTTGTTCGCTTGGTGCCGACCTTTCGCAGGGCGATGACTTCTGCGCCTTCACTTTCTTGTTCCCACTTCCGCGAGAGAAGTTCGGGGTCAAGACTCGGAGCTACATCACGTCCTTGACGTTGATGAAACTCCCTGGTGCCATGCGTTACAAGTACGACCAGTTCATCAATGAGGGCAGTCTTCATGTTCTCGAGGGAACCGTCCTCGACATGATGGAAGTGTACGACGATCTAGACAAGTTCATTCTAGATTCTGACTACGACGTCCGTTGTCTCGGCTTTGACCCGTACAATGCCAAGGAATTCGTCACTCGCTGGGAAGCGGAGAACGGTCCATTCGGCATTGAAAAGGTCATTCAGGGAGCCAAGACAGAATCGGTTCCGCTAGGGGAGCTAAAGAACCTGAGTGAAGAGCGCTTGCTTATCTTCGATCAGGAACTGATGTCCTTTGGCATGGGAAACGCCATCACCATCGAAGACACCAACGGGAACCGTAAGCTTCTTAAGAGGCGACAAGACGAGAAGATCGACAATGTCGCGGCTCTGATGGATGCTTGGGTAGCCTACAAGCTCAACAAGGAGGCGTTCGAATGAGAGGAGGTGACACATGGGACTAAAGTCCAGGTTAGCACACGCTTGGAACGCATTCACCAACCAAGACGTGGAAACTCGAATGATGTCTTATGCAGACGCTGTCTCTTTTGGACATCGGCCGGATCAAACACGTCGAAGTTGGTCGAGTGAACGATCCATCATCTCCTCGATCTACACGCGTCTCTGCATTGATGTGGCTGCCATCGACATTCGGCACATTCGGCTGGATGACGATGGGCGTTATCAAGAAGACATCGACAGTGGGCTGAATCAATGCCTGACTGTTGAAGCAAATGTCGACCAAGCAGCTCGAGCATTCCGCATGGACATCGCAATGACGATGTTTGATCGTGGTGTAGCTGCCATTGTTCCGGTCGAAACAACTCTGAACCCAAATGTGACTGGTAGCTTCGACATCACGAACATGCGTGTTGGTGAAGTCGTCGCTTGGATGCCGCAACACGTCAAGGTTCGTCTCTACAATGAGCGAACTGGCAAACACGAAGACATCACGGTCGCTAAAAGCTTCTGTGCCATCGTCGAGAATCCGCTCTATGCAGTGATGAATGAGCCAAACTCGACATTGCAGCGAATCATTCGAAAGCTGAACTTGCTGGACGCGGTTGATGAGCAATCAGCTTCTGGAAAGCTCGACATCATCATCCAACTTCCTTACGTCATCAAGTCTGAGTCTCGGCGACAACAAGCTGAGCAACGACGTAGGGACATTGAGGTTCAGTTACAAGGCAGCAAGTACGGTGTCGCCTACACGGATGGCACTGAGAAGATCACTCAGCTGAATCGGCCGGCTGAGAACAATCTTCTTGCTCAAATCGAATTCTTGGTTGAGATGCTTTACGGTCAGCTTGGTCTGACTGAAGAAGTCATGAATGGTACCGCCGATGAAAAGGCAATGCTTAACTATAATGCTCGAACTATCGAGCCAATTATGACCGCTATTGTCGAAGCAATGCGTCGAACCTTCCTCACGAAGACTGCTCGCACGCAAGGTCAGTCGATCGACTTCTTCCGGAACATCTTCAAGCTCGTTCCAGTCGAGAACATCGCCGACTTTGCCGACAAAATGTCACGTAACGAGATCCTTACTCCGAACGAGATCCGTGTGATTCTCGGAATTAAGCCGAGTAAGGACAAGCAAGCGGACAAGCTGCAGAACAGCAACATGCCGCAACCAAATCCGTTGAATCGACCTGATGCTGGGCAGGCGTTGCCTGTCGGTTCTCATCGTTTGCCACCACATCGGGTCGCTTTGCCAAGACCGGCTCCGTCGGGAGCTGGACGCCAGCCTATACAGGAAGGAGTCAGTCAAAATGGAAGCTGATTTCAGCGGCTACGTTACCAAGGCTGGACTCAAGTGCACCGACGGACGAACCATCATGCCCGACGCCTTCAAGCATCAGGACAAGGTGACGGTTCCGCTCGTTTGGCAGCACGGTCACACCAATCCAGAGAACGTTCTTGGACACGCAGTGCTCGAGAACCGTTCTGATGGCGTGTACGGTTACGCCTTCTTCAATGACACTCCGCCGGCAAAGCACGCCAAGGCCATGGTGGAGCACAAGGACATCAAGTTCCTGTCCATCTACGCCAACCAGCTGGTCGAGAAGGCGAAGTCGGTCTACCACGGCGTTATCCGCGAGGTCTCACTTGTCCTTGCGGGTGCCAACCCGGGCGCCGTGATCGACAATGTCCGAATTTCGCATGGTGATGGCTTGGAGCCCGAACTGCTCGAAGAAGAGGCTGTCATCTATACCGGCCTCGAGCTGGTGCACGGCGATGCCACCGCCACGGTCGACAAGGAAGACCAGAAGGATGGCGGAGCGGACGAGGCAACCGAAGATGACGCAACGATGCAGGAAATCTTCGATTCCCTCACGGACAAGCAGAAGGATGTTGTCCACTACATGATCGGGGCCGCTCTCGAGGCCCAAGCCGAAGGCGCCGATGGCGGCGACGGCAGCGTCTCACAGTCCGACAACAAGAACGAGGGCGACCTCACCCACAAGGAAGGAACCGAGGGCAACATGTCTCGAGTCAACGTGTTCGACCAGAACAAGAAGGACGGCGACACCGGCGGGGTTGAGCCCTACGCGCTCACGCACGACGACATGAAGGGCATCATGGCCGATGCCGACCGTCGTGGCTCCCTGAAGGCGGCTGTCGAGGACTTCGCCATCCAGCACGGCATCGACAACATCGAGGTCCTGTTCCCGCAAGCACGGAACATCGACCAGACCCCGGAGTTCCTCAGCCGGCGGATGGAGTGGGTGGCCGGCGTTCTCAACGGGACGAAGAAGTCTCCATTCTCGAGGATCCGCAGCCGTAGCGCGGACATCACGATGGAAGAGGCCCGGGCGCTGGGCTACATCAAGGGCAACATGAAGAAGGAAGAGTTCTTCAGTGTGACTGCCCGAACCACCACTCCGACCACGGTCTACAAGAAGCAGAAGCTGGACCGTGACGACATCATCGACATCACTGATTTCGACGTGGTGGTGTGGATGAAGGCCGAAATGCGGCTCATGCTGGAGGAGGAGCTCGCGCGCGCGATCCTCATCGGCGATGGTCGTCCGGTCGAGGACCCGGCAAACGCTGGCCAGCCGAACCCGGACAAGATCAAGGACCCGCAGGCTGCCGTGGATGGCATCGGCGTTCGTTCGATCCTGAACGAGCACGAGCTGTACGCCACCACGATCAACATGCCGCTCACAGGTGCCGGTACTTCGGCCGAGTGGCTCGCAGTGGTCGAGGGCGTCATGCGGAACCGGCGCTTCTACAAGGGCTCGGGCACCCCGACGCTCTACACGACCAACCAGAACCTGGTCAACATGCTGCTCCTGAAGGACCAGATGGGTCGCCGGCTGTACAACTCCCGGGCCGACCTGGCCTCGGCGCTGATGGTCAGCGACATCGTCGAAGTCGAAGTGATGGAGACCGAGCCGGACGTCATCGGCATCATCGTCAACCTGAGCGACTACGTCATCGGTACTGACCGGGGCGGCGAGCTCAACTTCTTCGACTTCTTCGACATCGACTTCAACCAGTACAAGTACCTGTACGAGACTCGTCTCTCGGGTGCTCTCACGAAGCTGAAGTCTGCCCTCATCCTGCGCGTTGCGCCGGCTGGTGGCGCGGCAGTTGTCCCGGTCGCCCCGACGTTCGACGCAGCGACCAACACGATCACCGTCCCGACTGACGCCAACGCCGATTACACGATCGACGGCAACCCGGCCGCTGACGGTTCGACCTTCGTCGTGCCCGACGGCACTTCGGTCGTGGTGGAAGCCACTCCGGCCGCTGGCAAGTACTTCACGGAGAACTACGACACTTCGTGGACCTACGCCGCCGGCTGATCCCTCTGACCTGACGGAGCAATGGTGAAGTTCAGCGGAAACGTTGGCTTCAGTGTTCCGGCGGAGACTGCACCTGGCAGCGGCGTGTGGGAAGATGTCATCACTGAGCGTCCATATTTCGGTGATGTTGTTCGGAACACACGCCGCTTTCAGGACAGCGACAAGGTAATTCCAGATATTTCTGTCGCTAGCAACTCCATCAGCATTGTGGCCGACGCCTACGCCAACGAAACGTTCTTTGCCATTCGCTATATTTGGTGGAACGGTGCATGTTGGGAAGTCTCATACATCGAAGTTGAGACTCCGCGCCTCTTACTCACTCTAGGAGGTGTCTACAATGGCCCAAAGGCAGCAGCTCCAAGCTCTCCTTAAGGCTCTTTGTGACAACGTGTACTTTCAGCCACCAAGTAACGTGACAATGCAGTATCCCTGCATCGTCTACCAGCGTGATACGGCAGATTCTCGTTTCGCTGGCAACAAACTGTACCGTTACACCAAGCGGTATCAGGTCACTTTTATCAGTCGGGATCCTGACGATGATGTCCCCGACAAGATAGCGGCTTTGCCCTTGTGTTCATTTGACAGGAGCTTTGTCGCAGACAACCTCCACCACGACGTCTTCAGACTTTACTTCTGAAAGGGAGAACCATGACACGCGTTGCATGGGATGGCGTTGGTCAGCGAGAGTTCGAAACCGGTGTCGACCGGGGAGTTCTCTACCTGCCCAACAATGCCGGTGTGTACGACCAGGGCTTTGCCTGGAACGGTCTCGTCACCGTCACCGAGGCTCCGACTGGTGCGGATGCACACCCGCAGTACGCGGACAACATCAAGTACCTGAACCTGTTGGCTGCCGAGCAGTTCGGCGCAACGGTCGACGCGTTCACGTACCCGGATGAGTTCGCCGAGTGCGATGGAACTGCCGAGCCGACTCCGGGTGTCCGGATCGGTCAGCAGGGCCGCAAACTGTTCGGTCTGTGCTACCGGACGCTGGTGGGCAACGACCTCGAGGGTCAGGAGGCTGGTTACAAGCTCCACCTTGTGTACGGTGCCCAGGCTGCTCCGTCGCAGAAGGCCTACGGCACGGTGAACGACTCGCCATCGGCGATCACGTTCTCCTGGGCCATCACCACCACTCCGGTGGACGCTGGTGTGGGCCTCAAGCCAGCAGCTTCGCTCACGGTGGACTCGACAACGGTTGACGCTGGCGCGTTGGCCACTCTCGAGGACATTCTCTACGGTACGGCTGGTGCGGATCCGCGTCTGCCGCTTCCCGCAGAGGTTGTGGCACTGTTCTCCGGCACGGTCACCACGGTCGAGACGGTTGCACCGGCGTACAACGCCGCCACGCACACCATCACGATCCCGGCGACGACCGGTGTGCAGTACGAGATCGACGGCGAAGTCCAGGCTGCTGGCGATGTCGTCATCACCGAGGACACCGTTGTTACCGCGGTGCCGGCACCAGGCTTCGACTTCGACCCGGCGTCCGACACGGACTGGACGTACCGCTTCGCGTAAGCCTGTATGAGAGAGAGGACCAGGGAATGCTCAAGTTTACAGTTCCACTTGAAGAAGGATACGACGAGAACACGCGGGAGTTCACCGTCGTCCGGGGCTTCGAGTTGGAGCTCGAGCATTCCCTGGTCTCTCTGTCAAAATGGGAGTCAGAATGGGAAAAGCCGTTTCTTTCGAAGGATGCAAAAACGCCGGAAGAGACACTTTCCTACGTCAAGCACATGATTCTGACCCCAAATATTCCCGATGAGGTTTGGCAAAAGTTTCCAGACCGGCTGTTTCTGATGATCAACAGTTACATGAACTCGAAACAGACCGCAACCTGGTTCAACGACTCGCCTAACATCAAGGCTAGTCGTGAAGTCGTCACCGCAGAGCTTATCTACTACTGGATGGTAGCTCTCGGCATCCCGTTCGAGTGCCAGTACTGGCACATCAACAAGCTTTTGACGCTGGTTAAGGTTTGCAACGTGAAAAATGCTCCGGAGAAGAAGATGAGCAAGCGTGAGCAAGCTGAAATGCAGCGTACACTCAACGCCCAACGCAAGGCGCAGTTCAACACTAGAGGGTGAGAGGAGGAAGCATGGCACAACTCGTGTGGGATAGTCCAGGTTCTCGCGTTTACGAGGCTGGTGTATCCAACGGAGTTCTGTATGTCGATGGCGCTGATGGCGTCGCCTGGAATGGCTTGATTGCCGTCAACGAATCACCCAACGGTGGGCAGATTACGCCTTATTACATCGATGGAATTCGATACCTCAACCGTGCAGGCATCGAAGAATTCGAAGGAACCATCGAGGCGTTCACCTACCCCGATGAATTCGAACCTTGCGTTGGTGTTGTCGCCGTCAGTCACGGTTTGTTCGCTATGCATCAGCAGCGAAAGCCGTTTGGCTTAGCCTACATGACTCGGGTCGGCACGGATTTGGACCCTCGAGCAGGCTACAAGTTTCACATCATCTACAACGCCATGATCGAACCGTCCAATCGATCGAACAAGACAATGGGCGATGGTATCGATCCGTTGAACTTCAGCTGGAAGATCGTCACCAAGCCGCCTGCGATGATTGGTTACAAGCCAACTTCGCACTTCGTGATTGATTCGCGCGAGACTCCGAAGGATTTGTTGAACCAAATTTTCAACATCATGTTCGGATCGCAGACAACGGCACCTCGACTTCCTTCGGTGGCTGAACTTCTGGACGTGTTCAACAGCTTCCAGGCCTCTTCCTTCGATGGTGGCGCCGATCTGCTCGAGGAGTTCTTCAACACGATCGACGCTGGTATTGCCGGAACGCCTTACGACTCATTCATCGATGGAGGTGGAGCTTAATGGCTACAGAAATGAAGCAACGTCGTGACACCGCCGCCTCCTGGGCGACCAAGAATGAGGTTCTTGGTGATGGAGTCATTGGCGTTGTCAGGGAGACTCACCAGTTCAAGATCGGGGACGGCGTAACTCCCTGGAACAGCCTCCCTTTCTCGGTGATCTCCCCCCAGATGTTCGATGCCGCTGGCGATTTGCTTGTCGGCACCGGGTCAGACTCGTTTACGAAACTTCCTACGGGTACCCCTGGTCAACGACTTACCGTTGCTGAAGACGGTACGCTGGAATGGGTTACCCCACCAAACGATATTCCGCTGGCGGTGTTTGCCAATGAAGGCGACATCGTTTACGGAACTGGTGTTGGAACTCTTACTACTCTTCCAGTCGGTACTGTCGGTCAGCGTTTGACGGTTCAAGCAGATCATTCACTGGCTTGGGCAACGCCAGAAGCCGATATTCCGTTGGCAATTGTCGATGCGGCAGGCGATTTGATCGTCGGTTCAGCCGACAACACGGTGGTTCGGCTCGCTAAAGGCTCCAACGGCCAGGTCCTCACGGTCAATGGTTCCGGTCAGCTGCAGTGGATTACGCCGAGTGCGGACATTCCGCTATCCACAATTGTTGCATCTGGCGACCTGGTCGTTGGTTCAGGCGCAGGAGCAGTTGCCAAGCTGGCTAAGGGTGCCAACGGTCAAGTGTTGACTGTTGTTGCTGGCGTCTTGGCCTGGGCAACGCCTTCGGCTGATGTTCCGCTGTCTACGATTACTGCTGCTGGTGATTTGCTGGTTGGATCGGCTGCTGGAACAGTTACTAGGATCGGCTCCGGCTTTGCTAGTACATATTTGGCCGGTGTTGGCGCCAATACTATTCCGCAGTGGAAGTATGCTAACTGGCCTGCCACTGCTGGCGGTAACACTTCCGGAGCAACAGGAAAGAAGATTCTTCAGGGTCAGGTCACGATGGCGCTATCCAGCGGCAAACTATCTGGCATGACCGTCAACTACCCGGAAGCGTTCAACAACATCCCCACTGTTGTTCCAGGTTGTGGATTGATCACCGGTAACACACCGGGCGTCATTGTCAACGGTGCTTCAGGCGCAGTCGGCAGTTTCTCACTGTGGGCTCAGCTGTACAGTGGATCATTCACCGGAAACGTAGCTGGCTGGTACATCGCCACCGACTCCTAAGGATTTCGATGCCTCCCAATGGAAAGAAGTTCGTCCATCCAAATGCCCGGCCGGATTTGATCCTAAAGTCCGAACAAGAAGTTCGCGACAAGTTTCCGCAAGTGGCTGACGCATATTTGACGCCGATGCCGATTCCGGGAGCACCAGGTTACTGGTATGCCAACAACGGGGCCGACTCAACGCCAGTGCAAGTGGAGATTATCGAGGGTTTCATCACGGAACCCGACGGAATCACCATTCGCAACGTGGGAGACAAGACCATCATGCCGTTCTATTTGGCGGATGACTGGCGAAAGATGGGGCGGCTGAAGATCATCGGGTGAGAGGAGAGTCATGTCGGGCGTCTCGTTTTCCGTTAGTGGCTCGTTCAGCGCTACGGAGCAGTTTCTGAAGTCGATGCAGAAGTTCGATATTCGTCGAGCAATTGAATCTAAAGCAGAAACTGGAGTTGCCGCATTGGCATCAGCTACGCCCATGGACACAGGACTCGCTGCTCACTCCTGGGGCTACGAAATCGTCGAAACCAAAACGTCAGTGACGATCTGGTGGACGAACAACGATATTGAGAACGGTTACCCAGTTGCAGTCATGGCCCAATACGGGCACGGCACCGGAACAGGGGGCTACGTCCAAGGCCGTGACTTCATCAACCCAGCAATCCGACCGATATTTGACCAGATCCTACTCGAGGTGGAAAGGTTGGTGAGAAATGCCTAACACGATTGACGAGCGCGTTGTCAAGATGTCGTTTGACAACGCTGAGTTCGCTAAGAACGTCGCGCAAACTCTCGCCGACCTTGAGAAGCTGCAGAAGAGTCTGAAACTACAAGGCGCTGCCAAGGGTTTACAGGATCTTTCTGGCGCCGCGGGTAAGGTCGATCTCGGTCATATCGGTGCTGCTGTTGACAGCATCAAGTCCAAATTCAGCGCCATGTCGGTCATCGGCATTGCTGCTATGGCCAGTCTCGCTGCAAAGGCAGTGGACACCGGCCTTCGAGTTGCTAAGTCCTTTACTTTGGACCCGATTACTGCCGGGTTCCACAATTATGAAACACAAATTAACGCCGTCCAGACGATTCTGGCAAACACTGGCCTTAAAGGCGCCGCAGGCATGGCGCAGGTCAACAAGGTTCTATCGGACCTGAACACCTACGCCAACCAAACTGTTTACAACTTCTCCGAGATGACTCAGAACATCGGTACCTTCACGGCTGCCGGTGTCAAGCTGGATGTCGCTGCAAGCTCGATCAAGGGTATCGCCAACCTGGCAGCAATGTCTGGTTCGAACTCTCAGCAAGCTTCGATGGCGATGTACCAGCTCTCTCAGGCGATTGCTGCAAACCAGGTTCACTTGCAGGACTGGAACTCGGTTGTCAATGCTGGTCTGGGTGGTCAGGTCTTCCAGAAGGCGCTGTACAACACCGGTGTTGCGCTACACACCATCAAGAACGCCAAGATCGGTGAAACTTTCGAGCAATGGACAGCTGCGGGTAACTCGTTCCGTGGCTCGCTGCAAGACGGTTGGATCACCGGCAAGGTTCTGACTCAGACGCTGCAAGGCTTCACTGGAGACCTTACTCAGGCTCAATTGAAGTCGATGGGTTACACCTCGCAGCAGATCAAGCAGATCCAGGAGATGGGTGCGACTGCTCGAGCTGCAGCAGTCAACATCAAAACGTTCTCGCAGCTTAAGGACGCGCTGAAAGAGGAAGTTGCCACCGCTTGGGGCGCCGTCTTCAAGACCATCTTTGGTGATCTGACTACAGCCACCACAATGTTCTCCAAGGCACACGTTGTGCTCGAGAACGCATTGACCGGCCCGGTGTACCAGCTGAACAAGGTTCTGCAGGACTGGGTTGACCTCGGTGGCAAACAAATGCTCTGGACGGCTCTTAAGGAAGCTTTCCAGGACATCGAGAAGGTCATCAAGCCGATCAAGGATGCTTTCCGAGAGATCTTCCCCGCCTCTCAGGCCAATATCTTGTTCCGCTTGACGACCGACTTCAAGGACTTCGTCGACAGAATCAAAATAGGAGCCACAACAGTCGACAACATCAAGCGGACCTTTGCAGGTCTGTTTGCTTTGTTGGACATCGGCTGGCAGATCATCAAGCAAGTTGCTCATTTCATTGGCGATCTAATTGGCTCGCTCGGACATGGCTCCGGGGGAATTCTCAGTTTCACCGGCAGTATCGGTGACATGCTGGTCAAGCTGGATGCTGCAGTCAAGCATGGTGATGGACTGCGTAAGTTCTTCCTGTTGCTCGAGACGATTCTTAGTCCGGTTGTCGGCTTGTTCCACGCTGCTGCAGGTGGACTTGCCCAGCTCGGTCAGTACATCGACCCAGCATTGGGCAAGCTGTTCAACTGGATCCAAAACATTGGGAAGATTCTCCAGCCAATCGGCAAAGCGATCATCGACTTCTTCCACAACATCTTCCAAAACCTGGACTTCAGCAACGTTCTCAATGTGGCCAATGCTGGCCTGCTCGCTGCTATTGCCCTGCTGATCAAGCGTCTAGCTGATCGGTTCAAGGGTGGCGGCGAGATCTTCAAGAACCTGGTCGATCGAATCACGGCGCCCTTCCACTCGCTCACCGAGACCCTCGAGCAGATGCAGAAGACGCTCAAGGCCACCACAATTCTGGAGATCGCTCTCTCCGTCGGTGTCCTGACCGCTGCCGTGGTAGCCCTGGCCAACGTTGATCAAGCCAAGCTCACCAAGGCTCTGACTGCTATCACGGTCATGTTCGCGCAGCTCTTCGGAGCGCTTGCGCTGATGAACAAGGTCGGTGGGCCAACTGGCATGATCAGCGCTTCAGCTGGTCTCATCCTCTTCGCTACTGCGATCGACGTTCTTGCTATCGCGGTCAAGAAGATGGGTGACATGAAGTGGAGTGAGATCGGAAAGGGTCTCACGGCGGTCACAGCACTCATCGTAGGACTTACAGCCGCGGTTCAGGGTATGTCCGGCGCCGAAGGTGGCATGATTCGCGCCGGTGCAGCGCTGATTCTGCTTGCGACTGCAATCAACCTGCTGGACGACTCGGTCAAGAAGTTCTCCCAGATGAACTGGGGCGAGATCGCCAAGGGTCTGACTGGTGTCGGCGCAATGCTGACTGGCCTTACCCTGTTCACCAAGTTCGCAGATGCTGAAGGTGCTGGTGTCCGCTCTGGTACTGGCATCGCTTTGCTTGCAGGCGCCATCTATATTCTGGCTGACGCTGCGAAGAAGTTCGCCTCGATGTCTTGGGGCGATATTGCCAAGGGTCTGACCTCGATCTCCGCGATCCTCGCTGCTGTTGCGATATTTAGCAAGGGCGCAGGCAATCCAGGTACGTTACTGGCTGCTGGCGCCTCGCTTGTCGCCATCGGTGCGGCTATGGAGATCCTGGCCAAGGCAATCGGCAACTTCGGCAACATGTCCTGGGGTGAGATTGCCAAGGGCCTCGTCGCCATGGCGGGGGCTCTTACCCTGATCGCTGCAGCAGTGAACGCAATGCCTCCGGAGTCCGTGCTGTCTGCGGCTGCTCTGGTTGGTGTGGCTATTGCCTTGCAAGGGATCGCTCGAGCACTCGGCAACATGGGTGACATGAGCTGGGGCGATATCGCCAAGGGTCTAGTGACGCTTGCTGGCTCACTGACAATCCTGGCGATTGCCTGTACTGCGATGGTCGGAGCGCTGCCTGGCGCTGCTGCGATATTGGTCGTCTCTGCAGCTCTGGTGCCACTTGCTGCGGTGCTAAAGACGTTCGGCGACATGTCTTGGGAGCAGATCCTCAAGAGCTTGGCTGAATTGGCTGGTGGTCTCGTTATTCTCGGTCTCACGGCCGCGGTTCTGACGCCACTGTTGCCAGTAATGCTGGCTCTGGGTGCAGCGATCGGCATCCTCGGTATTGGTGTGGCTGCTGCAGGTGCTGGCGTTGCGTTATTTGGCGTCGGTTTGACAGCCATTGCTGCCTCCGGGGGAGCTGCCGCTGCAAGTCTGACGATCTTGTTCAAGAGCATCATCGGTTTGCTACCAATGCTTGTCAAGGGTCTAGGCGACACGCTCGCTGCCCTCGGTGATGCAGTAGCCAAGGCTGCGCCTGCAATGGGCAAGGCTATGGTAGCGCTGCTCGACACCTTCCTGAATGCAGTTGACAAGGAAGGTCCGAAGATGCTCAAGGTGTTCTTGGACCTCGTTGGAGCATTGCTCGACGGGGTTAACAAGAACGCCGGACGCTTCACCAACGCGATGATTGGTATTGTCGTTGGGATGTTGAATGCGATTTCTAAGAACGCACAGCGTGTTGTCGACGCGATGAACCACCTGATCTTGTCTGTGCTTGGGGCCGTTGCTCTTGGCGCTGGCAAGTTCGTCGTTCAGGGCATCCAGATCATTGTCAACATCATTACTGGCATTGGTCGGAAGCTTGGCGACGTGATCACCGCTGGTACGAACGTGGT